TCTGGCCTGTGTTGGAGCACTTATGACACTTACGACGGTCACGTCTTGACCATCGTAGGCGTCAACACCACAAGACTCTCTAAACCTTCCGGTTATGAAAGTCTTAGAAGTGTTCACCTTAAGACCTAAGGCGGTAAGTGCAGCAATAGTAGCACCAGCACAGTCATCAGGGACAATTAAATCGTCCCCGAAGACCCGGACCTCCCGCGATCCTAGTGCAAGTATGTTTTTCTCGGACACTCGAATACCCCTTATATAGAACAGGGTACCCAGAGTGATCGCAAGGAAAAACAGAGACTGCACTGGAAACGTGGTCGCGTTACCCATAGTCGAATACTTCCGCAGCGAAATTAGCCGCGGAGTTTTTCGACAGATATCCTGTCGGATGAACACTGAGCGAGTAGCTCGGCACGCATCCAAGAGGCTAGGCGAGCGTCTAAAGAGACGCTCAACGTGCCAACAAGATATCCTATCAGAAGCACTGGACAAGTCAATTGTGCAGTGAGACTGACTATGGGAGGCCTCTCGAGCGAGCTCCCCATTAACGTCCTGCCGATTGAATTCGACAAATCGGCTAACGGGAGAGCTACGTACGCGAGTGTACAAGAAATCACGAATACTCTGCTGGCACCATTGAAGACTCGTCGGCTCAGAGGCAATAAGCCTCGGGACCAACAGGGTCTTCGGTACCGCGCAGAGTTTGGCTGGGAACTCTTTACGAGTTTCCCAGTCGCAACTCTTGTACAAGGACGAGTCCAACCATTGAGCGTAATTCGCGCAAGCGAAATCCGCCATAGGAAACACTCGATCCAACCTTTCAGGCCAGTTCGTGAACTCGTACTTACAAGTTCCGAATTTCCGGTCTGATAACGCACCTGGTCCATGTCGAAACCTCCACTGTAGTGGGTCAAAAGGACCCAGGCATGACGAAATGTAATCAGCAACCTGCTGAATACGCTCGGCATGTCTATAACCTAGGGTGGAGACCTCGAACCAAGGAAAGACTCCCTGGCTGGCAATCATCTCGTCGGGAACGGCATCTACAAAAGATACCACACCAGCGAGAGGGTGAGCCACGTCAGGACTGCCAACCCAATCAAGGGTAGGCAACCTAACTTCGAGATCTGTTCTGACGAACTCTCGGACCGCATCGCTTTGGTCCTTAGGTTTGCATACCACTCGGAAACGTCTAGCAACTCCAAGGAGTTGCCTGACCAACCGTATGGCCTGCACGTCAGGAACAGGTTTCATCGTGCCATCAAGGTCGAAAACGCGCAGGAGAAGTCCCCGTAGGAAACGCGGGACCATCCCCCCCCTCTTCCAGCTACCAAAGTGAGGCAGCCGTGAGGGAGTAAGGCGCTGCGAGGCTAAGCACAAATCAAAGTGCTTACGCCAAGCTGGCATGACATCCAAAACGAATCGGATGCCATGCGACTCGACCGCGGAGCGCAAACGGGTTTGATCCCGCGCAAACTCCTTGGCAAGTGCTGGGTACTGCGAGACGCAATCTTTAAACTGCGCATCGCACAGGCCTAGGACGAACTCGGCGTAGCTGTTCGCGTCATCCATGGATTACTCCTGGGTTTGGCGTCTACGGCTCACCGTCTCAAATAACTCGCCGGATGGAAATTAAGATTCCCACCCAAGCAACTTAGCAGCAATTCCGCCAGCCTTGACCATATAAAACGACATGGCCTCGGAGACGTCTATGACGTCACTGGATACCCCGTTCGGATCAGTTCTGATCGTGAACGAGACGTCGGATTGCGAACCAAGCAGCAGCGAAGCCGTAGGTTTCACAAATCTCGAGAAAGTCACAGAGTGACGATCAAAAGGTTGTGTCCCAGACTTCACTGTATCACGAGAATGCCGCACTTTCGCGCGGTACGTGATAAGTCCCTCATCCAAGAAGTACTCGGATGAGTACCCGTCTTGGTTGATGAGTGGTAGCACCTTAGCAGTACCACCAGACCCATCCATAGTAAGAGTTAAAGAGACGCCGAGCATAGGAGTTCGCCTTTCATACTAAGCCACCCATCCTGCCAGAAAACTTCTGGACAAAAAGGGCACTTAGTATTGACAGTCGGAACATATCCAAGTAGGGTATGTTCGCGCCAGCTGTTACAGTACTGGAGACCGATCTGGACTTCAGTACACGTTTCGCCGTGCCTTTAGTCGACAAACTGTGACTAAAGACATTCGTCACCGAAACACCGGCTGCCGAGAACGATGCTGTAGCCTCACTCATGAAGCAACCGCTTCCATGTTGTGCAGGCACAGTCCAACTGTTGGCTAGTGTATACTTGCCGAAGTTGGTGAACCACCCGAGCAACCATGTCCACGGAATCACTTTCCAGATGCCATTTAACATAGCTTCTGGAGTGGCTCCAAGGACTAAACGGGTTGCAAGTAGGTTCCACCGTATATCGTCAGGATGATAAGGAGGGAGGGTAGTAGGCCACCAATGTATGGTGGCCCATTGCCTTCTCTTAATCTCAAGCGAACATGCCTGAGATAATAGTGACGTCGACACCGCGCTATTGCCGGTAACCGCCGTAACTACCGTATCATCTGCGAATTTAAGGCGACGCCGCAAACCCTTCCCCGAGTAAAGCTGATGTAATTCCTTGTTACGCTTGATAGCGTAACTTTGGAAATTCAGCAACTTGGTTAGGTCTTCGATCAAAGGTAACCATCCGAACTGGACACCCAAATACTCTCCAGACAACCCCTTAGGGTTGGCTTTAGACTTTGGATCCATCAAGAGATTACCCAAAGACCGAATAGCCCTTGGAAGGGACACCAAGTCTTCCACTAATTCTGGAATATTGACCACTGGTCGTGAGGGATTAGTCCCAGCGACCAGGTCCAACATCCAGCCAGACGGAGCAGGAATGGTGGTCATACCGACCATCGCAACTGGCAGCGCCTGGAGTGTATAGGCTAGGTTCTCAACTCTTTTGGTAGCCCCAAATGTAGGGGCGAAGTCCCCATTAATGCACGGATACTCACCAGAGTACTGTGCACTAGAAAAGGAACTATCCACTATCGGTGATCCGTGAGAGTCGTCACATCGGCTCGAATACGAGCTCCTGCTAGGAGCAATCACAGTAAGGATAGTGCCGGATGCGTCGTATCGATTCTGAACCCCTCCACTAAAAGGAGAGGCTCTAGTCCGCGTACGAGGAATCCGAGCCATGGGACAACCTAAGAGCAAAGATGCAGCAACAGCTGATGGGGTCTACAATAGAAAGCCCGTTAAGCTCGGAGGCCCTCACATGAG